ATTAGTACCTAATATTAATGTTTTAATAATGAGTCCCAACTATGCACTATCCCAGATATCTTTTGATTTACAGAGGGGTCTAATAAGACACTTTGATTTAGAAGTAGCTAAGGATAACGCAAAAGATAAGGTAATAGAACTAACTAATGGAAGTACTATCAGAATGGGATCAGTTAATCAGGTTGATAGCACCGTTGGTAGGAGTTATGATCTTATTATATTTGACGAAGCGGCACTAGGAGATAGTGGAAGGGATGCTTTCAATATTGCTCTTAGACCTACTCTAGACAAACCTCAAAGTAAATGTATCTTTATATCCACTCCTCGTGGAAGAAACAACTGGTTTTCAGAATTCTACCAAAGGGGCTTTAGTGACGAGTACGACAACTGGATTTCTATTAGGGCTACTTATCATGAGAACCCTAGGTTTAGTGAGAAGGATATACAAGACGCAAAATCTTCTATGTCCAAAGCAGAATTTAACCAGGAGTACTTAGCTGACTTTAATACTTTTGAAGGACAAGTATGGGACTTTAATTATGAAGAATGTGTCAGTAACTTAGAAGAGATTGATACTTCTAAAATGGACGTTTTTGCAGGGCTTGACGTAGGTTACCGTGACCCTACTGCTTTTTGTGTAATTGGCTATGACTGGGATAGTGAAAAATACTACGTGTTAGAAGAATACATGGCAGCAGAAAGAACAACTGAGCAACATGCTGTAGTAATACGGAAGTTAGTTGATAAGTGGGATATTGATGCTATTTATATTGACTCAGCCGCACAACAGACCAGATTCGATTTGGCGCAGGAATATGATATTTCTACTATTAATGCTACCAAAAGTGTACTGGATGGTATAGCTTCGGTTGCTACTATTGTAGATAACAATAATCTTATGGTAGACCAGAGATGTAAAGAAGTACTTATAGCATTAGACCAGTACCAATGGAATCCTAATGTTAACTTAATAGCAGAGAAACCTGTACACAACATGGCTTCGCATATGGCAGATGCTTTAAGGTACGCTCTTTACACGTTTGTAGCTTCCGAAATAACCTTTTAGTACAGATTTGGTACTGAAATTTTATGGGTACAGCAAAATAACCGGACCACCAACGAAAAATTACTCTTGACTTTTACCTAGAAGTTTGATATAATTATCCAAATATAGTAAAAATGTAAGAAAAATACTTTATGAGTGAACTTAAACGCGATAAAATAAAATACATCAGAGACCGCGCAAAGAGTGCATACGTAAAAGACGAAGAATGTTACATCTGTGGCGGAGTCGAGAACTTGGACTTTCATCACTTCTTGAGTGTAACAGAACTTCTTAACAAGTGGATTAAAGAAAAGAACCTCGTTATATTGACAGCTGAAGATATGATGGATATTAGAGATGAGTTTATCGACTTTCATCACAAAGAAATTTATGATGATACGGTTACTCTCTGTCATACACATCACTTAAAACTTCATTCGATATACGGGAAGAAGCCTTCATTAATTACTGGCCCCAAGCAAGAACGTTGGGTTAACAAAAGAAGAGAAAAAGAATATGGGAATGTTAGAAAGCCTGGGCATACGTAAGTTAAACCCTTCACAACCTAGAATTGCGGACGCAGAAGGAATACTAGCAGCAGCTCAGTTTTCAGTGCCATACGAAAAAGCATTTGAGAGACTAGAATGTGTTAACCGAGGGGTTAACATGATTGTTGATTCAGCCTCTCAAATAAGCATGGACGTTGGGGACAAAGAAGCATTTCCTGGTATAGCAACCATAAGACATAAGAAGTTAGCTACCTTACTAAATAGACAACCTAACCCGTTCCAAAATGCGGACGCTTTTAGGAGACAACTCTTTTTAGATTTGATATTAGACGGTAACTGCTTTATATATTATGATGGTGCACACTTATACCACTTACCTGCAAGCAATGTAACAATACATCCAGATAAGAAAACATTTATTAAAGGATATGAATACAGCGACATTAAGTATAAGCCTGAAGAAATTATTCACATCCAAGATAACTCATCAAAATCTATCTATCGAGGTACGTCTCGATTATTAGCGGCAAAGGATACAATAAATTTGCTGTATAACATGAGAGATTTCCAGGGTAACTTCTTCAAGAATGGAGCAGTTCCTGGCTTAGTATTAAAGAGTCCTAATACTCTTAGTACTAAGGTCAAAGAAAGACTAATTAACTCTTGGTCTCAAAGGTACAACCCTAAAAGTGGTGGTCGTAGACCTCTAGTTTTAGATGGTGGCTTAGAGATTGACAGTATGTCTGACGTTGATTTTAAGAAGTTAGATTTTGAAGAATCTGTGATTAACTTAGAGGACACTGTCCTAAAAGTTTTAGGTATTCCATCCATATTACTGAAGGGTGGTAACAATGCTAACATTAGGCCTAACCACAGATTAATGTATCAAGAAACCGTTTTACCCTTAGTTAGGAAACTAATTGGTGGTCTAGAACGATATTTTGGTTATGACCTTGCCGCAGTACTAGAAGACCTCTCGCCTTTACAGCCAGAGTTAGATGAAAAAGCAAAATATTACAGCACTTTAGTTAATGGTGGAGTTATTACTCCTAATGAAGCTAGAGTAGCCTTAAGATTACAAAAGATAGAAGGTCATGATGATATACGCATACCAGCCAATGTGGCAGGTAGTGCAGGCGACCCTTCTGAGGGTGGAAGACCTCCACAATCAGAGGAAGACACAAATGAAGGAGACAATGAATAATAAAAAGTTTCAAATTAGCTCATTATTTAATGTTGTTGACAAAGATGCATCGAAAGATGACGCTCCGTTAACAATTAAAGGTTATGCGAATACTGTATCCAAAGACCGCTCAGGCGACGTTATAGTTAAGGAAGCTTGGCAAAAGGGAGCTATGGATGATTATCTAAAGAACCCAATTGTGCTTGCTTTCCATGATTACTCACGACCTGTGGGTACGACGATTAGTCACACTGTGACCGATCAGGGATTGGAAATCGTTGCAGAAATAAGTAAAGCTGCCGGTGAGGTGTACAACCTAATAAAAGATGGTGTTTTAAAAACATTCAGCGTAGGCTTTAGCATTAAAGATGCAGACTACGACAGAGATCAAGACACGTTTTTCATTAAAGATTTATCTTTATATGAAATAAGCGTTGTTTCGGTACCTGCGAATCAAAACTCTACCTTTTCTTTAGCAAAATCGTTTGATTCTGAAGAAGCCTATAAAGCTTATAAAGAATCTTACATACAGGAGAAAGTCGAAACAGTTACTGTTGTGACGGACGAAAGTATTGTGAAGGAAGAAGTAGGGACTACTACAATTGAGAAGGATGAACTTTCTCAGGATAATATTCTTAAGGACATTAATATGACACAAGAAGAAATACAAGAGACTATGGAGCAAACAGCCCAGAAAGCTGTGGATGCTTACAAAGCAGAAGTCGCTGAGAAGGAAACTTCCCTTAAGGCTGTAGCTGAACTAGATAGTTTAAAAATGGGTAAAACCCAAGCTGATAAAGTCGCTGAGGCTTTAGAGCAAAAAATTAAGGACAATGACGACAACTATGCGAAAGCAATAGAAGAAATGTCATCTGAACTTAAAAACAACAAAGCAGAGTTAGCTGCAAGAGCTAATTCTAAGATGAGCTTTTCTGAAGCAGGCGCTAACGCTCCTACTGCAGACGAACTTAACAATGCGTACATTTCTGCAAAGATAATGGGCAAAAGAGTAGAAGATACGGTTTACGGTAAACAGTTAATCGAAAAAGCTACTCGTTGGAGCGACACAGACTGGGAAACTACTTGGAATAGCAATATTTTTAGTGGAATCGCAAACCGTGTAGTTGTAGAGCCTGTATTCCAATCTATTGCTATGAATGCACGTGTTATGAACTTCCCATTCAATCCAGATTCTGGAATGGATGCAACTTGGGTAGCTTCTGGCTCACTAAATGATGGTGATGCAGTTGGTACAGCATTTAATGATGCTTCTTCAGGTGCAACACAAGCGCACGGCTTAACAGAGGTCACAATGACCGCTCATAAGCTTGCTACTCGTGAGTACATCGGTTATGAAGAAGATGAAGATTCATTAATTCCAATTGCTGGTATCGTTCGTGACGCAATTGTTCGTAGAATGGCACGTACATCTGACGCTTCAATTCTAGGTACTGGTCAAACAGCACCATTTACTGAATTAGAAGAGTTAGCTGGTGGTCACTCTGGCAACAATGTTGTTACTGGTTCTGCTTCTGATTTATTGAATAAAGCAGAAATTCATACAGCTCGTTCTAATATGGGACAATGGGGTATGAACCCAGCAGACTTAGTATTATTTCTAAGTCAAGCAGCATACTACGGTTTACTAACTGATAGTGATGTTACTACTGTAGATAAATACGGTGAGAACGCTACTATTAGATCTGGTGAGCTAGGTAAGTTATGGGGAATTCCTTTAATCGTATCAGACGCTTTCGAAGCTACTGCTACTACTAAAGCCCAGGGCATCTTAGTTAATCCTTCAAATTACCTTGTTGGTAATCATAGAGGCTTAACAATTGAGATGGCTACTGACGTAGTTGCTCAACAAAGAGCAATCGTTGCTACTCGTAGATTTGGCTTTATAGCTAAAGAAGCTGGTGCAGCTGGTAAAGCTTCAATGGCGTTAATCAAGTTTGGTTAATAGTTATTGAGTTAGTATTAAACTGGTGGGGTCAAACCCACCAGTCTTTATACAAAAGAATTTGGGAATAAATAAGAATGGCAGATTTAGTTGATGTTAGTGATTATAAAACATACGCAGGAATAAACAGTAGTACTCGTGATTCGGCTATTAATACACTAAAGTCCCAGGTCAGCTCGCTTATAAAAACCTATTGTGGTCGTACTTTTATAGACTACTATACTACAGAAAAGACAGAATATTTTGACATGGTGAATGGCGAAAGTTCTATCTTTCCGAACGAACTTCCTATCTTGGAAGTAGTACAATTACTTGAGCGTGATAGCTCAAAGACGGATAAAAGTACCGTCGAATTAAACCTCGCAGATAGTAACAATTACTATCTTTTGAGCTCTGGTACAGCACAGTGTACCCTTTCAGCAAAAACTACTGAATCAGCATGTATCAACAATGATATTTTTGCTGGCTCTGGCTTAAACGATTTAACAATCACTGGTTACAACGCAAATACGTCGTCAGGTGAAGTTGGACGAAGTTATAAGGTAGAAATAGATAGTACAAGCACTCCTAACACTTTTAAGTGGTCTAGGGATGGTGGTTCTAATTGGAAGGCAACTAGTGTAGCAATAACAGGCTCTAGTCAAATTTTAGAAGGAGACGTAGCTGTAACCTTCGCTGCAACAACAGGACATACAAGTGGTAATAGCTGGACTTTTACTGCAGAAAGATGGACTGGTGAATGTAGCAACACCGCATATACAACACAAGCAACTTGTGAGGCAGCTAGTGAATACTGGACTGCTGAAAGAAACTATGAATTAGATGCTGAAGGGCAGGAAGTAATCCGTACAGGAAACTCTTTCCCACAAGGAACTAAGTCAGTCAAGCTAGTATATAAAGGTGGATATTCTTCTGTCCCAGGGGACTTAAGATTAGCAGTATACGATTTAATTACTTATTATTTAAAGAAAGAAGCGACTCCCGCTAAATCAATGCCTGGCTCAGAAATTAAGAATGTAACAAAGAGTCAGACCCTCCACTCAGAATTTCCTCCACACATAAAGCGTATCTTGGAACATTATAGGCACATAAGTTAGTGTCTAGTGTTAACAAGAAAGGTGGCGTACTTAATACTAGTAGCGGTACTACTCGCGTGCCCGTTAAAGAAATATCGGTTACTAAATGGTTAGAACCTTTAGTAAACGACTTCTTAAAATATAGAACTAAAGAGTGGCGTAAAAAGAATATAAATAAAAATGCACAAGTTATCGTAATAAGTAAGAGCGCCTTAGAAGTAGAAGGTGGAGTACTTACTTCAGGTAAAACAGCTATAGATGTACAGAGAGAAGCAAAAACATGGATAAGCCGCAGAAGGCCTAGAAGTGGGTATGCTACAGATATACAAGATTTTAATATAAATAATACTACTTCTAAGTATTTTCATTATGTAGTAGTAACTAACTGGAGACAGTCTGAAAGTTTTTTCAAGCACATGAAAAAAGAAGGGCTAATGAAAGGTGGCTCTGAAACGCATAGAGGACACGATACTGCAGCCGTTAGACTACAAGGTGAAGCTGCTATGAAACGTTTGAAGGATACTGAGGTATCTAAAGGTGTTAGTACTAAAGCTGGACAAAAGAATGAAGCGTATAAAGCTTCTAGACAGTTACTTAGAGATCTACAAGAACAGTCTAACTCTTTGACTCCAACTTTAAAGTGGGACTCAAAGTACCATATAGATAGAGAAACTAAAGGTATAAAAGGGGTAGATCACCTAGTAATATTAGTTCCAGAGTCTAAAGCATCTAACTTAGGAGAAAGACAGAAGTTAGAAGCTGCGCACAGAGGAAAGATGCAAGCACTAGTAGATAAGTTTCTAGAAACTTATGGTGATATGCGTATAAATGTTAGAGGTTCTAAGAACCCTATACAAGCAGTAAGTGACACCGTTAGTGATATGCTAATGGATAAAAAGAATAAAGCGTATAAAACTCGTGCTAAAAAAGTAATAAGAGTTAGGAAACAGAAGATAGCTGCCCCAGCAATAAAAGTAGCTACACCACCCACACCAAGAACTTCGGGTGGAAAGTTCACTTCTGCAATGAATATACAGGCTATACTTAATGCTAGAATTAAAGAACAAGTACAAGATAATATGGGCAAAGGTGGTGCTCTAGTAAACAGAACAGGAAGATTTGCAGAATCGGTTTCAGTAGCTAAAGTTATGCAGTCTAGACAAGGTACATTAACAGCTTTTTATACTTATATGAAAGCTCCTTATCAGACGTTTGAACGAGGCTTTGCACAGGGTTCTATGAGAAGAGACCCGAGAAACCTTATTGCTTCCTCTATAAGAGAGATAGCAAGAGAGACATTAAGTCACAAGATTCCAATTAGAACAAGGAGAGTATAATGGCAGGGAAAGCACGTTCAGCAATTACTAATGCTATTATTACAGAGCTAAAGAAGATAGACGGTACAGGAGATTATTCAGTAGACTTAGCCGATAATGTTACTAACAAACTTATATTTTGGGACGAAGTAAACGACTTCCCTTTTGTTAGTGTAGTTCCTGGAAACGAAGTAAGAGAATACCACCCCGGTGGTTTTAAATGGGGTCACTTAGGCGTTAATATTAGAGCCTATGTATATGGTGAAGAGCCATTAGATGAACTTGAAAAAGTTTTATACGAAATTGAAACTCAGTTGGATGCTGACCAGACATTAACATATGATACTGGCAAGACAACTGAGCAGATAACAGTTTTATCGATCGCTACGGATGAGGGCTTATTGGCGCCGTACGGGGTTGGTGAAATAACCTGTGAAATCAGGTATCAAGTAGCCTAACGTAATAACAGACAATAGTCGAGTTTATTACAATGGCAAGAAGAAAAGAAGGAGACCTTCATGGCACTTTCATTAAGCAGAAATGCAACAGTTATTCTATCTTATCAGGACTCAACAGCCACCGCATTCGACGGAGCTGGAAGAGAGCCTAGTGAGGCGAATACATTTGAGATACCCGTTTTAGACGGATTCTCATTTTCACAAGCAACGGGTACGCAAAACGTAACGTTGAACGAAGCAGGAGCAAGCCCTAAACGTGGTCAATCGATATTTAACACATCAATTGAGCCCGTAGATTGGAGCTTTACTACTTATATACGTCCAAGAATTGACGACTTAACTACTGACCTACATGGTATGACAGAAAAAATACTATGGAATGCATTAGTATCTGGAGTTAAAACGGACAATGTAGGTACTGGCGGTATTACATCTACTGCTGCTTCATGTACTGTAGACTTTGAAGAATCAAACAAAAATCAGTTGTTAAAATTAACTGGTTGGTTTGTATTTTCAGATTCTAGTACTAACTATAGACTAAAAAATATGTGTGTAAACTCAGCATCAATGGATTTTGATGTTGATGGTATCGCACAGATAACATGGTCGGGATATGCAGAAGCAATTGATGCTGTCGCAGCTGGCGCTACACCTACAACAGGTGATGACGCTACAGACGGTTATGCACTTGCTCCGAGCACAGCGGACTTTATTCTAAATAGACTAAGCACTGTTACACTAACTTCTAGTATTTCAGGCAGTTCTAAAGCATACACCTTTGCACTAACGGGTGGTAATGTAACTATTGATAACGGTATCTCTTACGTGACACCAGAATCCTTAGGTAGAATTAATGTTCCAATCGGCCACCAAACAGGCACTAGAGCCGTTTCGGGTAACTTCACTGCTTACCTTGACACAGCTGCCTTGAGTACAAAGGTCATGTATGATGATATTCTAGCGGATATCAATGCTGCAGACCCTGATACTATTACTAATGTATTCGCCATTGCTTTAAGCATTGGTGGAGCTTCAGCTCCTAAAGTACTATTCAATATGCCGAAAGCTCATCTAGAGTTACCATCTCTAGACACAGCTGACGTTATGGGTGTTACTATTAACTGGACTGCATTGGAAGATGGTTTCGGAACTGGAAACGACGAAGCTACAATTGTTTATACAGGTTTAACTGTAGTATAATGTAGTTTCTTATAGTGGGGTACATAGGTACTCCACTATTTTTAAATTTTAATTAATAAAGGTAAATATTATGACAGATACAAGCACCCCGTCCGGAGCAGCATTTCAGAATTTATCTGACTTACTTACTCCGAGTAAAGAAATGAGTATTGAATTCCCAGGTTACGAAGGGTTCATTATTAAAGTAACTTATTTAGCAAGAGAGGAATTGCTAAAACTTCGTAAGAAGGCAGTCTCTACAAAAATTAATCGTAGAACTAGACAGCCCGAGGAAGAATTAAACGAAGAAATATTCCTTAAAGAATATACAAAAGCCGTAATCAAAGGTTGGACAGGACTAAAGATGAAATACGTAGTCCAATTACTACCAGTTGATGAAGATAAAATAGTAGATATGGAAGCAGAGCTACCATTTACTTTTGAGAACTCTTTAATCATGATGGAAAATTCCAATGATTTTGATGCCTGGTTAACAGATGCAGTAGGCGACTTAGCAAATTTTACCAAGACCAGTTAGAGTACTGGACAAGCCGTTTAGCTGAACATTTTCAAGGTACGGGTCACTCTTATGACCGACAAAAACGTATTGATATGATGATTCAGATGGAAGAAAACGGCATGGAAGTCGACTGGTCGGTATTAGACGAAGCTGCTGGTGAGAACTGGCCTTGGTTATTCCAAGATGCCTTTTCAGTATGGAACTCTTTGACCGACCAGTGGGACGGAATGAGCGGCTCTTACTTAGGTAAACAGATGGCAGGTATTAAAGATATTATGGAAATATTAGACATCGAAGACCCGCGAGAGGTATTAAAAATAGTTAAAATTATTGACAATAAGTATGGTAAAGAGGTCAATAAGAAAAACAAAGACGCACAAAAGAAGAAGTAACCTATGGCTGAACGAATTGTAAAAAAGGTAAAAATTGAGGTAACCGACAACGGCAGTCTTAAAAAGACCAGTAAAGATTCCCAAACGCTGAATCGGAACATGAAAGGACTGTCTAAACAGTCTTCTAATTCTTCTAAAAACTTCTCTAAAACTGCGCAAGGCATGCAAGGTGTTTTGGTTCCTGCTTACGCAGAAGTCGCTGCAAGAGTATTTGCTTTAACAGCCGTATACCAGGCACTATCAAAAGCAGCCGATTTTAGAATATTACAACAAGGTCAAGCTGAGTACGCTAAGCGTACTGGTAAGAACATGGGTGATATCGCTAAACAAGTACAACTTGCGGCAAAAGGAATGTTAGACTTTCAGTCTGCATCCTCCGCAGTAGCACTAGCTACAACCTCTGGAATTTCTTCCGCTCAAATAGTAAAAATGACAAAAGCTGCAGTAGATTCATCTACTGCCTTGGGTCGTTCTGTAACTGATACTATGGATCGTTTGACTCGTGGTATTGTAAAGGCTGAGCCTGAGATACTTGACGAAATTGGTGTTATTATTCGACTTGATAAAGTTTATAAAGATTATGCTGAGTC